CGTAACAACACCAAGGTTAGTCAGTGTACCACCGCCAGCGGTGTAGTTTGTACCTGTTACTTCGTTAGACGCAGTGTATGCGGTGGTGTTGGCGTCAATCGTAGCCGACGAAGTATACATCGCCAACTTAAAAGTATCACCGCCTACGCGGAAATCGTGCACAGCCAGCATAAGCTCGGCCTTAAACGATGTGGACATTGCTTGGGTAATTGGCATCTTAAGGCCTCCTTATGTATCGAGTATCGAGGTAAGCTCTGGATACCCCGCCTGTTTAAATTTGTTCACCAGAGTTACGTTATGCGACCGCACAGCTTCGTGCATATAATGCACGAGCACTCCACGGATACTGTCTTTGAAGGCTTCAGCTTGGTCCCGAATAGCAGGATGCGCGTTGCTGCCGACATAGATAATCTTATCCAACGCACGCTCGGCAACTTCCTCCGGCGTGGAGCCACGACCTTGGGTAGCCATAACCATGACGTTGCCAATAGTGCCTGAAACGGGGTCGAACATCTATATCTCCTACGCGACCGGATACCGGGCTTGCGGCGTCCGGTACATATCCTGACGGTTCTTGCCTTCGCCAAGCTGCTTGAGCATTGCCATCGCTTCGTTGTACCGCTTCTGATACTCGGCGTTTACGTCCTGCTCGCCCTTCATAAAGATATACGCTTCGATAAGCGCACCGTAGAGCAGCACGCTGTCGAAGTTATCACCCAACCAGCTTGTGCCAGCAGTTACGATGGACTCTGGGTAGTAGAAGTAGTGCAGTTCGACTGCATAGTTAGCGTCCGGCGTCGGCCCCAGAATGTACGAGTTCTCGTCAAAGTAGGCGTAGTGTGTGGGTATGCCGGTCGTACTTGGGTTTGGGAACGACTGCCGTATAAAGCTGACGTCCTTGTTAAGCAGGTATTCGTAGCGTCCAGTGGCGTCGATGACAGCCATGGAGAAGTTAGCCAGCCAGTCTGAAGGTACCGAAAGGTACTTGTTGCCTGACGTCATGTTACCCGTCACGTTCTTACGCAAGTCAAGCAGCTGCACCGTGTTAAAGATGCGCTGCTCAGCCTGTTCGATGAACGTGTTAATCTGTTCGGTAGACGTCAAAGTCACCGTGCTGGAGCCGTCAGAGCCGGTCCACGAGGTGTTGGGGAAGTCGTTTTCGACGTACCCTTTGATTGTCTCGAACAGTTGTGCGTAGTTCATTAGGCCAGTTTCTTGCTGCTATGCGTGCCCTTAGTCGCCGCACCGGTTCCGCGAGTTTTCACGGTCTGGGTGTTAGCTACGTTGTTTGGGTAGCCGCTATTGTTCTTCACAATCGGCACCGTTTTTGGCTTGTAATCCATATTATTTACCCCGCGAAGATTTCTTCTGGTTGGCGATTTTGGCTAGGTTACGGCCCATTGCACCCATCTGTGCGTTGGTCTTGCCGCCCTTGGCCATCTTGGTCAGAGGCTTACCCTTGTGCATTGCGCGTTCGTGCTTGTGCACGGCCTTCGCTGCGGTAGCCTTGTCCTGCTTTAAATCTTTCTTATCCATCACTAATTCTCCGTCTCAATCGTTACGGTCCCTACTTGACCATTGCCTAATAGCGTATTTGGAAGACCAAATAAACCCAAAGGATTATCTAATCCAACAGGGTTCCACCCCCACTGAATTATACGACTACCATCACTCGGGTTGTTGTTCGGGTTGAGGCCCGCTTGGTAGTAGCTGTTGTCTGGGCGTGGGTCACGCAATGCTTGCGGGTCATCCACGGGGTACATACCCAACTGAAGCTGCGGCTGGTCTGGTTCCCAGCACGTGGGGCACACGAGAATGTTGATGTTCTTGGTCTTAATGACAAGCCGCTTGAGCTCCTTAAGCTTATAGCGGAAGTTGCAGCGGTCGCACTGGGCGATTGCCCATTTACCGGATGCAAACCGATTAGGCATGGGTCACCGGAAATACTGACGAGGTGCGATGCGCAAAGGCGCTTTCTCGCGGTCCTCATCAGCAGCCTGCTGCCAGAGTTCTTCGTACTGCATCTTCAGACCCACAGACCGCTCAAGCGCACCGGGGACTTTTAAGGATAGGTGATACGCGAGACCAGCCACCAGACAAGGGAGGAACCTAAACGGTATATCTTGCGTAGTAACGCCATCGCCAGCATCCTGTAAGCGGCGCAAGCGCCAGTAAACAAAGGTATAGTAATTGCTCTGGTCGGGGGCGGGCCACACGTTAATCTGCGGCTCTTTTACACCAGTAGCCGGATAGTCTGCACCTGACTGGCGGTTAATCCACACTTGGATAGGCCGACCCTGCGCATTCTTGTTCGGGATTGTTGAATATGTGTCGATACTGATACGATTAATCGTAATATCGGTCTGCTGCTCTCCGGTCTGAGTGCGCACGACATGCTCAAGTAGGTCTATGGTGTCTACAGGTAGGTCATAAACAATCTGCCCTTGCACTAACGGTATCGAGCCCTGCTCAATAGTCCACAGGTTAATGCCACGGTTTGCCCACTCAATAGTGAGCAGGTTCAAGCTACGGCGCGCTGTACGCAAATCGTAGCCCGTGCGAAGTTCTGCACCGCAACGCTCGAAAGCCTCTTCGACTAAGTCGTTGAGGTTGAGGTTAAATGTGCTGGTGCCAGAGGTGGTCATCGGTACTTCGCTGCCTTCTTTGCTATGGCCTTCGGCTGCTTAACGAACTGCTTGCCCGCCTTAATGCCTGCGCGTTTCGCCTTGCTTGTAGCAGAGTATTCCTGCGAACTCAAAGCCTCACGTGCTTTCTTAGGCAAGTAGCGTTCGCCCGTGGCTTTTGACCCTTGAGTAGATGGCTTGCCTGACTTAGTGCCCCAGTCCTCTTTGGTCCATTTGGATAGAGATTTCTGAGCTTCTGTCTTCGGGCCACTATAACCGCCACCAGACTTCTTATACCGCTGCGTAGCAAGCTGGGCTTTACGTGCGGACCATTGACCTGCGTTTCCACCCTTCGTGCCAGCCTTTACGCTGGCAACGATACGCTTCCACTTAGGTTCGTCCGACCGTGCCATTACTTCTTCTTAAAGCCCTTCAGCAGCTGCGCGAACCGCGCACGTTGACCTAGTTTACCCGGAGCCTTAGCGGCCTTGGCAAGTTTATCGGCTGGAATTGGCTTGCCCTTCTTGGCACCAAGAGCCGAGCGCAGTGCACCCGGCTTCTTAATGGCCTTCGAAATATCGAGCTTACCGCCCTTAGCGTACATGGTCACGTCGTCGGGGTTATCCTTACGACGAATGGTTTTCGCCCCCGGCATTTTAGAAGGGTTTATAGCCCCCATACCCCGACAAGCGCGCATTAGCACTTACCGCCTTTTTTGAAGTTAGCACCGCCGTAGCTGTCACGGCTACGCATCAAGGCCGAACCGCCACGGGCCAACATTGTGCCCTTGGTTTTACCCTTGACAGCGCAGCCGTCGGCGCGCTTGGAAGCAGAGGAAACCGAACCGCCCGAAGCGTACTTCTTCATTGAGCCACCGCTGCACTTCTTGACCATTGCACGGCCCTTGGTGTCTGCCGACTTCTTGACCATTGCAGCGCCGAACTTGGTAGCTTTACCGCCCTTAGCCATACCCGGCTTAGCATTGCGCTTCGCCAATTCCTTAAGGAACTCTTTACGCTCTGGGGTCAACGGCACAGTATCCGCACCACCCGTAATCGGCTCTTTTGGTTTTTTCTTCGGCGGCACTGGTTGCGAAGCTGCTGAACCACCTTTAGCGTATTTCATAGTCTTTTCCTTTTTAATTGTGCCGCCCTTGGCTTTGTACATGCCGGACTCCACTGCCCGCCTGTAATCTTGTACAGCAGCCCTAGAAGCGCCGGGAGCTTCAGCTATAGCGCGCATCCTAGCTAGTTTAGGGTTCTGGCTATTAACCGGCTTGCCACGTTCTGCTGCGACTTTTAGGTCTACAAAAGCCTGCCTGTCGAACTTACTAGTAGGTAGCGGCTTGGTCTGATATCCTGAGTTGCTACCGCCACGCACCTTACGAAAGTCTGTTTTCGGTGCACTTGTATTTGTGCTTGAAGTGGGCGTTCCTGAGACTGTATTTGTGCGCACCACGGGTGCGGACCGACGTACCGGTGGTTTAGCCTCTGACTTCTTACCGATGGAGCTGTCCATCTTAGGCGCAGTTAAAGCACCTAGGGTGTCTGTGATTTTGCCTGTGGGTCCAGCGGTATCTTTAGTTACCGACTGTGGTGCGCCATACTTGCGGGTCTTTGTCAGGTTGCTTTCTGCAAGCTTTTCAGCGGCACGCGTAGCGGTACGGTCAGCACCTG